ACTTTGGAATATTAAAAACCTGCTATTTAGATCTAACTTCCGCTTGATACTGTCAGATTTTGACAGTTAAAATCAGACTTTCACTTACCAACTTCCGCTTGATACTATAAAAAAAGCCCCCGTATTGAACGGAAGCTTTAGTTATCCACAAGCTATCCACAGTTTATCAACAATTAAAAAACGTATTTGATCTTAAACGGATTATCACCTTGACCGATAATTATCCAGTCACTTGAGACAAGCGGTTGGTAGTCCGGGTTCCCAGTTGCCAGCCTAGCAGCTTCCACGTCTTCTTTAGTTGGGAATTCGGTCATTAATGGATTGGCATCTGGGGCGTTGTCGAAGTAAGGGTCACCTGAGCCGTTCCCTGAGTTGATTTGAACCGCCCCATCGGCGTTATAATGCTTTATTAATTCTTTCAAAGTTACTGGTTCAAACATTTTTGCCTCCTGTTATAGTTAGCCCGATAATCCCGCCGATTATAAAACCCATGAAAGTTGATATTCCAAAAAAAATCATATCGCCGCCCCCGGATTTAAAATTGTGATTATTAGCCCTAATTCATTTGATAGCGGTTTCATATAACCCCCTTGGCTAGTTTTTCAATTTCGGTTGGCTTATCAAGTTCAACGTCAATGCTTAAACAGTCATCTCTTTGTTTTTCCATATTGCGCTTGAACACCTCCACTTTCTCCCATGTTAAGCCGTTTAGCTCTCCAGTACACCCTAATTTGCCATTCAATTTCTTGCCGTACAACGTGATTTTATATAACTTTTGTTCTTTCATATAACCCCCATGTCATAGTTAGAATCCATTAAAGATGGTGCACTTGATGGCAATAGTCCTTCAGGGTCATCAGGATTGACCTTGCCCCACCAACCGCAAACATGACATTTATTGTGCATATTATTGCCATGACATATCGTGCAATTGTTTCCCATAACGTCAACTTGCCATTTCTTCACGTCTTCAAAAAAGAGCCTATAGTTTTTTGTCATATAACCCCCTTGGCTTTGTTAACCGCTTCTTCCATTAACTTTATATTCGCCCCGCCCCTGAATTCGTCGCATTGCTTTAACAGGTGAATGGCTGTTTTGAGTTGATAAAATAAGTCCGGTGCAGCCGCTATCAAGCGGGCGTTGGCTTCTAATTCAATTTGGCAAGCCGGATAATCTCTATTATCTGGCGTATAGCTGAAAATCACTTGTGCAAGTCTGTTGCCGCGCTCGTCCGGCGTTTCAGGTGCTGGTTTTATCCCGATTATGCGTGTTTTGGTGTTGCTTAAATCCCACGGCCCCTTAGTATGTTTTGTCATATTATCCCCTTGGCTAGTTTTTCAATTTCGGTTGGCTTAAATCGTTTGTAGAATAATTACGCGTATTTGTATAAATTATTATTGTTTTTTGTGCATCATCTATCCAGCGCGCATGTCCGATGATTTTATCGCCAGCCATTATCAAGCATACCCCATTTTTAAATCCGGCTGTTATTATATTCCGGTCAATACCTGTTTGTTCATGGGCTACGTTCTCAATGTTGCGTAAGTCATTTGATAATCTCATATCATCACCTCACTTATTGGGAAAAGAGACCGCCCCGCCGGACTATTCCGGCAAGGGCGGTCGCTCTTTGCTGGTTATTCATGAGATTCCAGCGTCACGATTCCACCATTGACGATAACCCGGAGCATATCCACCACAGCAACAACAATCGAAGTATTTGATTCTGGCTTTTACAGGTTCAACTATCGTCTTACCCATTGTGATAGTCTGTTCCGACTTCATGGCTTCTTCCAAAGCACTTGCATCTGTCTGGTCCTTTGTTTTGGGCCATTGTTTACTTGCACAATAGAACTTTCCGGTTTCAACATTGTGGATTTTATAGTACATCACGCTACCCCCTCTAACATCCGGTCGATTACTGCATGACCTCCGGTGTATAAGTCTTGAAACACAAGGTCATCAGCCTTGTTATCTTTTCCATGAGCTACCGACCTTGAAGCCTCGAAATAAGGATTAAGCTGATTGTCCTCGATGAACTTCCGAACTTCGTCTTTTTCCCCGATGAAATTATACAGCGCATTACCCCTGAACATATTTTGACCATCGGTGTCACATGATATAGGAAGGTCCCAACCCTCGAAAATACCGCCGTTGAATGGCTGTAATGGTGCTGACTGATATGACCTCGATGCAAAAGGAATCACATACAGCTTGCGTTTCCCACGATACTTAAAAACAACCTTGTCATCTTCGACAGAATCTACTAAAATCTCAAACTTCACAGTCATAGCACTAGCTTCCGATATTTTGAAAATCGTGTACTTGCCACCTTTTACAAAGCACTCTTTTACTGACTCTCTGGTATTCATTTTGACCCCTTTCCGCGCTTTCGCGCTGGTTAGTTGCATATGATATATTTTATCTCTCGTGTTGTTCTACGTATTATTCCGTCTCTGCCCTTAATTACTCCATAACTCAATCTACGTAGCCTATGCGACCCGTCCGCTGCTATGTAGCGGTGATAGTGTTTTCCGTTGATATATACATCGTCACCCTGCACTTCTGCATCGACTATTCGACTCCTTAGTGTGCTGCTATTCATTATCGTGATTTTCATTTTATTTTCCTTTCCGCGCTTTCGCGCTGATTAAAATGGCCCCTAATGACCATTTAACCCCATTATACATAGGTTTTTGCACTTGTCAAAAAGAATCGACAAAAAAGTGTATTTTTTTCTTAAGATTTTACTTTAACTTTTTATTTCTTATTGATAATGATTCCTAATAAGCAAGTCTATCATTATATTGCATTTTTAAAAAGCTTATTGATAATGATTCCTAATAAGAGTTTTGCTTTTATTGCAAAATTATTTTGCTTTTATTGCAAAATCAAAAAAGGCAGATGTGCATAATTGTAGCTAAATTATACTTAATTATACTTAATTATGTATAATTAAGCTTAATTATAACACAATAAACCCAACCAAAAACACGCTAAAAAACAGCTAGTTTCACAGGCGGCCCTAACTATTTTTTGCAAAAACTCTGTAACTATGCGGAATTATTGACAAACTTTTTGCTCTCTCACGAGGGCAAACGAGGGGCAAGTGTGATATATAATAGATGGGGGGTAATTATGGACGAAAAACCCAGGAAGAAACGAAAATATTGCGGGCGGAAGTATTTATCCAAATGCACGCCTGAAGTGCTCTCAAAGCTGGAAGAAGCATTTTGCTACGGCTGCACGGACGCAGAGGCCTGCTTGTACGCCGGGATTTCTGAATCACTGCTTGAATCATATCAGCGAACACATCCGAAGTTTCTGGTTAGAAAGCGCGCCCTAAAAGAAAGCCCGATGCTGCTAGCCCGGCGTACGGTTGTTGATAATCTAAAAGAACCAGAACATGCTAAGTGGTTTTTAGCTAGAAAACGCCGCGATGAATTCAGCGAACGTACGGAAGTTTCAACCACCGGCGAAATCAAAATAGTGATAGACGATCAAGACTCAGACGCATGAGCGATTTTAAAAAAACCGAACGCCAGCGGCAAGCGATCGATCTGTTAAACAGCGCTGCAAAACACATATTGTTATTCGGTGGTTCACGAAGCGGTAAAAGCTTTATCATTTTGAGAAACCTAATCTTAAGATCTTTGAAAACCAAATCACGACACGTTGCATTGAGAAAGCATTTTTCTCATATAAAACAATCGGTTTGGTTCGATACTTTGCCCAAAGTCTTAAGTCTATGTTTTCCCCAACTGGTTTCCCGGCTCAAATGGAATCAATCCGATTGGTTCCTACAATTTCCGAACGGTTCAGAATTATGGCTTGGCGGATTAGATGATAAAGAGCGGACCGAAAAAATCCTGGGTAAGGAATTTTCAACTATATTCTTTAACGAATGTAGCGAAATATCCTACGATTCCCGCAACATAGCGTTGACCAGGCTGGCTGAAAGGAATGAATTAAAGAAGAAAGTTTTCTATGACTGCAATCCACCTAGGCCATCACACTGGACCCATAAGTTATTCATCGAGAAAGTGGACCCGATAAGCGAGCAACCTCTTTTGATTCCGGATGATTACGCGTCATTGTTAATGAATCCCTTACACAATATGGAAAACATCGACCCGGATTACATCGATGGAGTTCTCAGACAATTGCCGTTCGCGCTTCGTAAACGATTTTTAGATGGCGAGTTTTTCAGTGACGATTCGGATATATTCCAACCGCAATGGATTCGGCCTGGGTTAACTGGTGACTATGATATGATTATTTCCACCTGTGACCCGGCTATCAGCGAAAAGAAAACAGCGGACGAAGCGGCTATTTGTACGATTGGAATCACGAAAGCCGGGAAAGCCGAAGAGATCGAAACCATTCATGGTCGCTGGGGATTCGATGGGTTAATCAGCAACCTGCACGCGGTCGAGGCCAGGCATAAACCTGATTATGCTGGGGTTGAGCCTGTAGCGTTTCAGAAGTCGGTTGCTGCGGTATTAAGGCGTGACAACCCGGCGACTAGATGGCGCGGGTTGGATGAGTTTGGGGTTAGGTCAGACGTTGATAAAGTAAGGCGATCAATATCAATAAGTTACTTACTTGAACGCGGGGTTGCTACAGTTAACACCCCGGCTTTGAGCAAGCAACTATTGGAATTTGAAGGCGGGGATGAAAAGAACGATTTAGTTGACGCTTACGTTTACGCTTTACAGCTTTATCAGCGGGTATGGAACCCGAAGCCCGTGGAGCAAGAACACGTGATTGTAAGCTATGACGAACGGGTTAGGCGGTATTTAGACAACCGTCGAAAGTCAATGGCTAAGGCTAAACAGGGCGAAGGGAAAGACCCGTTCTTAGGTTCGAGATGGTAGAGAATCCGCGTTAGTTAGCTGGCGGGCTGATTATGTGGACGACCTCGGAGGATATAAAATGGCGGAAATGTATGTTTTATTTGCAGTTATTGTGCTTTTTGTAGCGTTTACAGGTTGGCGAGAAGTTGAGCATAGAAAACAAGTTGATTTGTTGACCTCTAAGCTCATTTCCCGGTCATATGCTGAATACGCTACTTATAAGCCGGTAGAAGAGCAAAAAGTTGAAAAGAAAGATAAACCAAAAAAGAAAGTAAATGATCCTGTATTAGGTGAAGTTTACTAGGAGGATTTAAAATGCGTTTTATTAGCAAGCTCATGCTCGTCGCTTGCTTGATTGGAACTCTCGTATTTCCGGGGAGTGCGTTTGCAACCACGACTTATTCGGTCGCTGGTTTGAACGGACCTTACTCGGACGGCGGGTTTGCCAAGCAAGTTTCGGGATACATGACACTAAGTGGTACTTACACAACCGGAGGGTTTACGTTTACCCCCCGCGTTGTTGGTCTATCCCACATTGACCAGTTGGTTTTGGGTGGGGAAGACGGAATGGTTTTTGTTTGGTCGCGTTCGACTGGGAAGGTTTTGGCTTATCGTTCGGGCGGGTTTACCCCGGCTGGTACGGTAGCCTCTACATTCACCGGAACACCCGACACAATCAGCCCAACGGCTAGCTCGGACACGCCAACGATAACAGTCACAAATGCCGATGCTTCGGCTGGTACTCCGGCCGGAACTAATGCCGCAAGTGCGGTTCTTCCGACCTATATCCCCGACTGGACCGCTGTAGTTAAGCCTGTCATTACGCTTACACACGCCGCAGACCCGTCTGATGCTGGTACGGATGGTCCGCTTTACGTTGTCGAGGCTCTTGCTGGAGCGTCTGCAAATTGTGGGTCATTAGAATCAACGTGCGCAAGTGCGGCCGATGTAATTGGCGAAACGGCTGATGGCTCTATTTGGGGCGGTGCTTCTTCCGCTAGGTTTTTTGTAACTCATTCAGCAGCTCCGGGTGGCGTTCAGATTTACGTCAACGAATCCGAATCAGATCAGCTTGAGTGCGTTTCACCAACCGCTGAAGATGTGTTCGTCGTGATGCCGATGGAGGCCGTTGCTGGTGCGCCAAGAGCGTCTGTGGCTGTTAGAATCCATCACAGCGCTACGGCCGCCTCAGGCGCTCCGCTGTATTTCAACGATAACGGTGCTGCTGATGCGCAGCTCGTTTTCACGGATACAGGCGCAGTTGGTGGTGTAATTCCTGCTGCCGATATACTTCCTCTGGTCGAGGTTGGAACAACTGGCCTTGTCGCTGGATTTGGCGAGGCTGCTGCACAGGCATTTACAGGTTCAGCTATGGGTAATCACAGCCACGCTAACACCGCGTCACTTGATTCTGCTCCTACGATCACAGTCACGGGTGCATCTTATACCCCGGCTGGTTCTGTAGCTTCGACTTTCACAGGTTCTGCGGTTTCGGCTGCAAGCCTTGCTGAAGTTGAAAACGGTGTGAGTATGTCAGGCGTTACAAGATTAGAGTTTATAGCAATAGGTCAGTAACAGGGAAGCCGGGGGAGAGATCCCCCGGCAAACCTTTTTGGGGGGAGTATGAATCCGTTTCAGAAGTTAGGTCAAACGATGAGGGGGATGCAGTCTAGACTTCAACGACCTGTGTCTAAACCTATACAAAGACCGACAGTACAAAAGCCAGTAGCACAGCCTTCAGTACAAAGACCAGCAGTAAAACCTATGACACCTAGACCAATGACACAACGGCCTATGGTTCCAAGACCTATACAGCCAGCGGCTCAAAGGCCGCGGCCTACAACTCCAGGACAACCCCAAAACCCATTTCCACAAATGCCAGGAATACCGGATAATCAACTTCAACCTTGGAAGCCACCTCAACAAGTACAACAACCTAGCAATTGGGGTGATTATCTAAAGACATTAGATCCAAAAGCGTGGGGCGCAGCTTCACCACAAGAACAAGAGCAGTTTAGGTCTGGATGGGAAGAGAGAAATAATCTTAACAACATGATGGGAAATATACAGAGGCAAGAATCCCCAAGCCCTTCAAACAAACCAATGCAAATGGGAATGGCTAACTGGGCTAATGCGCAGTTGAAAAGATAATATGCCGTTTAAATCACAAGCTCAAAGGCGGTGGATGTTTGCAGCTCAAAATAGGGGAGAGCTGCCGAAGGGAACCGCTGAAAAGTGGCAGAGGGAAACAAGGAAGGATTTACCAGAGCGCAAAAGAGATTGGGCTAAAAAAGAATTAAAAAATGGGACAGTTTAAAAGCAAGTCACAGATAAGAAGATTTGAAATCATGGAACGTGAAGGTCAACTAGCACCAGGAACTACAGAATTATGGAGAGAACAAACCGGATCGGTTGACCAACTACCAGAACGCCTTGGTGTTAAAAAGGCTGATAGACCAAGGACTTCAACTCCATATCAGCCACAAAAAAATAGAGTCAAAGGATATAGCTAATGATAATCATAGGAGCGGGTATGGATAACAAAGTTTCAGTTTCGATAGATCAGATAGAAAATGGATTTATAGTTAGAAGGTCTTGGTGTGAGAAAAAAGGTTCTGGCGACAAGATGGAGTACAACCACAAGAGCGAAGAGTTTTACATGAAGTCTCTTCCTTCTGAACTTGCCAAGATGTTTAACAAGGGTTCGGCAAAGATGTACGAAGAGAAACAAGACAGCGAATTTGAAAAAGCTGGCAAGAAGTGGATGGAGTCACAGAAATCTAAAGAACCCAAGGAGGAAGAATAATGTTTTATGTAGATGACGAATTGCTGGCTAAATTGCCAGAGGATATTCAAGAGCTGATTAAAAAAGAAGGCAAGGCTGATGTAGAGGATATGTCCAAGAGTCCAGAAGATATGCCTTTGGACAAGCCGTTGGATAGCGAAGAGCCGATGGATGACGAGTTTAAACTTCCCAAAGCCCAGAAGTACGGCGAGGAAGATGAGTTCGAGGATATGATTGGTGATGAAGGTGAAATGGTTGAATTTCCAGAGTCTAAGAAAAATAAAATATCTTCATTCCAAGACGCAAATGAGCGAGGAAATGCTTTGATTTCCAAACTTATGGACGAGGCTGAACTTGAAGACATGAAGAGAATGAAAAATAAAAAGGTAAAATAAATGGGTATCAAAGACTTGTTTAGCATTACCAAATCAGGCGATGGCGAAATAAACGAGGAACAACTTATAGCTCTGGTTCATAAGAGATATAAGTCTCAAGAGTCTGTGTTGCAGGATTATCACAGGCAATGGTTCGTCAATATCGCAATGCGTCGAGGTTTGCAGTACGTTCAAACCAAGGCTGGTATGATAGTAATGCCTCCTGAATCCGACGACCGGGTAAGAATGATTATCAACCGAATGATTGGTATTCATCAAACTAGAGTCGCAAAGATTATAAAGGACATGCCTAAGCTAGAAGTTATTCCGGCATCGTCTCAGGATGAAGACAAGGATTTAGCAAGGAAGGGAACCAAACTTTTATCATGGCTATGGTCAAACGAAAGAATGGTTGAAAAGATTCTAAAAGCTGTCGGATGGGCTGTGGATGTGGGAAATTGTTTTTTCTATATCTACTGGGACGCCGACAAAGGAACCGAGATTCCAATTTACAAACGGCATGACGGTGAAATCACCGGAAAAGAACCGTATGTAATTGACCCTGAAGGTTTCATTTTAGATCAAAACGGGCAAAGAATACAGGAAAAACTTTCGATGGGGGATGTTGCCATTGATATAGTTGATCCATTTTGTTTTTGCCACGATGGAGTTTCTACAAACCTTCAAGATTCGCAGTTTGTTATTATCAAACAAGCCATGCCTCTGAGGGAAATAAGAAAGCGTTGGGGAGAGCGTGGGGGTAAAGTAAAGGCTGAAAAAGATTTAGACACAAGTGCGTATTATCAGAAGCGATTGTTAACAATGGTTGGTAATCAAAACTCTTATTTTACGCCAGAGGCTAAAAACCCAGAGCCGATGTGTTCGGTATATTCGATGTTTGAAAAAGAATCAGACGAATATCCAAACGGTAGAAGGGTTATCTGTGCAGGCGGAGTTATATTGGAAGCTGGGGATATGCCTTATGAACATAAGATGTATCCCTTGGTCCATATATCCGACATAGATGTTTCCGGTTCGTTCTGGAAAGTCGGAACGATGGAAAACGTGATCCCTGTTCAAAAAGGATTTAACCGAGTCATATCTCAAATAATTGAAAACGGAAATAACTTCGGAAATATAAAAGCTTGGACTACTAAAGGTCACGGGTTGGGAGAAGATGCTTACGACGATACCGGGTCTGAAGTCCTGGTTTTAAACGAAGGTCACTCACTCAACCAGATGCAGCCCGCGACTTTACCGAGTCATGTAATAGGTCAGTTGGAATGGTTTGATAAAGCGTTTGAAGATATAACCGGGATGCACGAGGTAACAAATGCCTCCGCCCCGGCGGGTGTTGAATCCGGTACTGCAATATTGGCCCTACAAGAACAAGACGACACAAGACTTGCACCAACAAAGATGTTGTTTTTCAGGAACATAGAAGAGATCGGCTATCAGGCGTTACAATTATATGCTCAGTTTCAAGAGGAAGATAGGGAATATCAAATCATCGGATCAAACCCCGGTGATATGGATGAGTTTAAAATCTCCAAGAACGATATTCGCTCGATGAAAAAAGACGTAAGGGTGCAGACTGAAAATATAATTGGTTCACATAAGAGAATCCAACAAGAACAGATTTTGGAAATGTTTGACAAGGGTTTGTTTGGAGATCAGGGAAGCCCAGAAACTAAAAAGAAAGTTTTACAGTTGTTAGAGTTTGGAAACGCCGCTGAGATTTTCGACGAAATAGATTTAGATTCTGCACAGGCAAGAAGAGAGAACGAAGCTTTTATCAATGACGAGAAACTGCAAACAGTACCCCATCCGTTAGAACCAGGAGTTATGGTTCGTTCTCTACCAGCTTATGAGTTTGAAGACCATGAGGTCCACATCAACGCTCACAATAAGCTAAGGAAATCACCTAGATACAGACAGATGACAGAAGCATTACGCAAGGGAATAGATCTTCATGTGAAGGTACATGAAAATTTTCTGGGGAAGCATGGGGCTGAACCAGCACCAACACCCTCAGCACAACCGCCAAGTGGTATGCCACCGCCTCCTATGGGAACGGACCCGATGATGGGACCGCCACCCCCGATGGGTGCGGGTGGACCACCTCCTATGGAAGCTAACCCGATGATGGGTCCGCCTCCAATGGATGTGGGAGGGCCGCCACCAATGATGGGAGCAGGTGGGCCGCCACCTCCTGTACCCCCGCCGCAGGGGTTGTAATTGAGGATTGGAAAAGGAGAGGAAGATGGAAAACGAAGCTCAGGTTGTAGATCACGTGGATGAAGGTGACTTTGGTGCAGGTACTGGTTCTTTAGAGAGCCAGTTGATGGACAGCATCAAAGATATGCCGGATGAAACAATCGAAGACCAAGCAGGTGCGGAAGTAACAGATACCGAAATAACCGATGGTGGTTCTGAAGGTACACCTGTAGAGGCTGCACCAGCAGTTGAAGTACCTCTGTTTGACGCGGAGGGTAAGTTCACCCTTAAAGTGGGTGATAAGCTAACTGAAAACCAAATCAAAGAACTTAACAGAAGCTGGTTTAGGGAATCAGACTACACCCGAAAGACGCAGGAAATTGCTCAGGTTCGTAAAGAGGCTGAGGAAATTTTGCAAACTAGGGATGCTATTCTGCAAGATCCCAAAAACTTGCGACAGGTTTTTGAAGACGAGCATATCATGTCTGCGTTTTCTAAACCTGAACTGTTGAATCTTGGTTTATCAGCGGCTGGAGTTGCACCGAATACGTGGAATACTTTTTTGGCATGGCTTAAAGACAACGACGAACTGCCAAGGGGCGAGAGGGTTCCTGAAGCAGATCCGTATGCCCAGCATCTAAGCAAGTTTGAAAGAAGGATAGCTCAACTAGAGAACAACCTTACAGCCGTGGAGCGGAAACGACTCGAAGCTGAGATCGAAAAGCAGAAAGCTGCTGAGGAATCCCAATTTCTTACTGAGGTAGATGGAGCTTTGTCGAAGTTTCCAAACGTAAAAAAGCGAGCTTTGCTTGTAGAGATGGCCGCTAGCGATGGAACTAAGACCGTAGAACAGTTGGCTAAAGCCCTTAACGACGAATTAGAGGGTAGGTTTAACGAGTATTTGAAAACCAAAACGAAACAAAAGGAAACCGTTGGCAGACCTACTAAAGGCACAGCGGTTCCAATTATGCGAAAGGCTCCAGAGAGCTTTGAAGAGGCCCGCGAAATGGTTGCCGGAATGTACGGCACAGGCGGTCTTAAAGGCTCCGAGTCTTTTGAGTGAAAGGATTAAATTATGTTTTCAGGTGGCGCAGCAACGATGGCAACTCTTCAGGACATTCTGAAGAATTTCTACATCGGACCTGTCAGAAAGAATCTCAATGACGCTACCGTGTTGCTTGCACAGCTCAAGAAGTCGTCCACAGAAGTGGTTGGAGAGCAAGTCATTCTCCCGCTACATATCGGACGTAACTGGGGCGTAGGCACAAGAGGCACGAGCGGAACCAGAGTTCTCCCGACAGCCCGTAACCAGAAGTATGACAAAGCGTACTTCACAACCAAAGATGTATATGGCCGCATCGAGATCTCCGGCAAGACGATCCGCGCGACCAAGACCGACCGCGGTGCGTTTCTCCGTGCGGTCACTTCCGAAACCGAGGGAATGACTGTTGATCTCGGATCAGATATAAACCGTCAGCTTTTCAACGACGGTACTGGTAATCTTGCAGTTTGCGGAACCGGCGCAACGTCAGCGACCGTAGTTGTAGATTCCACCCAATACCTTGAAGAAGGTATGTACGTGGATTTCTACGATGCAGGTGGAACGATAACCGGTAACGTAGGGAAAGAGATTGTATCAATTGATTCCGATACCCAGATCACCCTTGCAGCTTCGATCACCTGGACAACCGGTGACACGATAAAGCTCATGGGCGTAACCGCGACCGACGAACTTAACGGTCTCGCTCTGATAGTCAACAACAGCGGCTCACTCCACAACATCGATCCGGCGACGGTTTCTATTTGGAAGGGCAACGTGTTTGGTGACGACAGCTCGCCGCAGGTCATCTCTGAAGATGATATGCAGCAAGCGCAGGATGCGGCTGAGAAGAAGGGTGGTAAGGTCGATATGATTGTTACCTCCTATGAAGGCCGTAGGAAATATATCCAACTTCTGTCCCAGCAGAAGCGTTACACAACGCCTCAGACTGGTAAGCTCAAAGGCGGATACGAGTACATCGACTTCAACACGATACCTCTCGTTGTTGATCGTCATTGCCAGGCTAACTCTTCATCGACAAGGATGTATTTCCTTACGCTCAAGAGCCTGGGCATCTACCGCATGGCTGATTTCGACTGGATGAAGGAGGATGGAAACATTCTCGCTCGTCAGGTCGGAGCCAACGCAACTGAATCCTATGAAGCTACCTTGGTATGCGACATGGAATTTGGCTGTACAGCGCGTAGGCACAACTCGGTGTATAAGGGAATTGCAGTAGCCTAAACTGGTAGCCGGGGGAAACCCCGGCACCTTTTTAAAGGAGACACATGGCTAGACATTTTGAACATCTAGGAGTTACCCAACTTGACTGGTTTGGTGTGCCTTTTTCAAAAAGGTATTCAGAGGTAAAAGCAGAACCACATGTTTTAAAAGCGATCAAAAATTACGACAAACAACTTGACTTGAAGTTCTACATGCCAACTGAGAAGTGGCACTTGATTAGATATTTGGGAAGTATTGGTGAAAAGTTTACAAGGGTTTGGGAATTAGATGACCGACCGGATTTGGGATTAAGAAAAGAACCTGGGATGTGGATGGTCGATGCCTTGCGAATGGCAGATATGCAGGGTGCAGCTAGAAATAGAGTTGAAGAGATAGATGAACACAACGCCTCTATAGAAAAAGCAAATAAAAGAGAAGTCCACGAACAATGCAAAGAGCTTTCTAAAGACATGTTGAAGCCTTTACAGAACTGGGCCGAACTTGGGGCTAATTCTGAAACACACCTAAATTATCAAGTAAAAGCAGATTTGGAGAAAACAGATGCACCTAGATAAGTTGATAGGTACAGATACCACAAGCGGTATATTTAGAAGCTATGTTGACGAGCCATATCTTGAAGCTTCAGATTGGACGGATAAGGAAGCTCTTGATTATATCAACATGGAACAGAGGCATTTGTTTAGTATTATCAGGGACTTAGACAACGATTGGTTTGGTCGTACTTATACCTTCCCTGTAGTTGATGGGACGTATGAATATTATCTCCCAATGGACTGCGTAGCTGTAAGGCGTGTAGAGGTTGTAGATTCCGCCTCGGTTAGCGGATCTTCACCCAACTATGTTGTAGATGAAAGAATAGCTAACCCAGTAGAAGTGATGCCTATTCTTTTATCTGAGAAAAACAGCCTAATAGAACACAACGGTAGGGGGATGATTTTTACTTCAGGCTATCATCTCTACGATGAGAAAATAACGTTTGAACCTGTGGGTGATTTTAACTCTAGGTATTATGTTAGAATTTATTACCAACCCCAAGCCCCCGATTTGCATCGTGGTTTTCCGACTGCCGCGACAACTTCTACAATAACGTTAGCAACGTCAACCGCGACCACAACCCTTGGTAAAGTAAGCCCTACAGATAATTACTATCAGGGGATGAGAATAGAGATAATCGAAGGAACTGGGGCGGGACAGATAAGAAGAATTACCAAGTATGCCGGTTCTACCAGAATAGCAACTATAGAAACACCCTGGGGGACAACTCCAAATACAACGTCTAAATATTCGATAGTTAGTCCGGTTCAGGAAGACTATCACGAACTCCTAGCCTTGGGCGCTGTAATAAGGGCTAAGGGAATAAAAACCGAGGATGACGCCTCTGCTGCGGGTGCAGTTTATGAGGCATTGAGGGCGGATTTAGTTAACGCATTGCAGCAAAGAAACAAGCAGACGGTCAGAAGGGTCGTCTCTAAAAGAGGGAGAGATTTATGGTTCTAGTTAAAAACAATGGTGAGAAGGAAATCAACCTTGCTTGGGGTTCGTGGTCTTATGGCTTAAAGGTTGGCGAGGAAAAAGAAATACCAGATGTGGCTGCGGAAGCTATGCGCAAAAGATTTAAAGGTGTTGAAATAAAGAAAAAACAAAAAGTTGAAGAGGTTAAAAAGGTTGTTGAAAAGAAGGCCGAAGAAAAAATTGTTGTAGAGCCGGAAGTAATTGAAATCGTTGAGGAAAAAAGTGTCCCAGAAAAGTCGGAAACTGAGGCTCCTCATGATATAGTTATAACGGGGAAGAAGAGAAAATCATTCAAGAAGTAATAGTTAAAAGGAGGTAGTTATGTGGGAATTAGTTGTTAAGAAGAAACCGCTTTTCTCTGGTGTTGTTGGTGCTCCGGCCTTTACCGGAACGGGAACCGATGATCTCATGGTTATCGGTCCTTCATTTTTTGCGCCCTCTCGCCAATACAGGGTCGAGATCGACAGCACAAGCGAAACCTTCAGATGGTCCAACGATGGTGGTGTTTCATGGGAAGCTGAAGACGTAGACGTTGGTTACGCCGTAGGCACATATTATGAACTAATCAATGCCGAACACGAAAGAGAAGGACTTAAGATTAAATTTGGTGTTAGGTCCGGTCACGTTAACGGCGACCTATGGGATATAGTTACGACTGGTGATGTTGTTGGCGATACGGAAACAGCCGTTAGCCCAGTCATTGTAAACTCAGGTGCGGAAGAACTCATCATAAGTGGTGAATATGTAAAGGGTACCGAGTCTGGCTTAATATTGTATGTCAAAACCCCACTAGAATATACCGACACAATACAACATCGTTTCGGAAGAAACATAGATACTGGCGATGGTGGTCTCATCTACAAACCTGAATATTTTAAACTTGAAGCAAGCGCAAACTATAAATACCGCGTCAACGTAAGTGGTGTTCCTTTCTATCAACTCTATCAAATAAGAAGTGGTGCTGTGGCTGCCGATGGTCTTTTCACAGCTTTTGCAGATACTTTTAAGATCTTACGCTAAGGGGGCGGCGATGTTTAAAAAAATATTATTAACAATTATGTTGGTATTGGCCGCCGTTCCTTGTTTCGGTTATGGGGAAGATGCAGTCCAAGCCGGACCAAGACCGTTTTACGAACAGGCATCCGACCCCACGACTTCAGCAAATATAGGGTGGGTTTATACCAAAGAAGTTTTGGGGGCTACAGAGCTTCACTTTAAAGACGATGCTGGGAATGTTATTCAATTCACCGCTGGTGGAGCTTTAAAACAGTTTTGGACAGATGGGGGTACATATATTGACCCATTTGACGCTAGGCGCGTTCGTACTGGAAGTGTTGAGCTTTGGCCTAATGGCGACATTATACAATCCAATTTTATACTATCTAGGGCCAGCGTATCTTTGTCAGATGATGCCTATATAGATATAGCAGCGGGATCTACGGGTTTTGGTGAGTTAATCGTCGGTGACAACGAGGAGCGCGCTCGTTTCTCTTGGACTACTGGCGGAGTAGTAACCCTTATGGAGAATACAGCTAATGTTGTGTTATCAGATACAGACGGAAAGTTCTGTATATTCGACAATGGAACTTCAGTTAGAATAAGAAACAGGTTAGGTTCTTCAAAGATAGTTAAATATGTTTTAAACATATAGATATTACTAGGCTTGGAAGTATTTTACCAAGAGCAGATTCATAAGGAGCAAATATGTCTGATACACAATACTTTAATAATAATAGATACTACATGGATGGTAGTGGATTCCATATTACCAAGGTATTCAACGCTACCGAAATACGAACAAATAGCTTGTCTTTTCCATTAGTTTTTAGCTCAGCCTATTTCTCAGGTGGAGTAGAAATAAATACGTTTAATTCCATACGAATGATGAATGACGGAGCTACATCTTGGTTAAGTTTTGTAAATACAGATCATGATGAAACAGCCCTTCTTAGCTTAAGAACAAATAAGAGTTTCTGGCTTCTGTCAAAAAACGAAGCCAACGTTGACGGCCCATGTTTGGGATGTATTAGTAATATAAACGACAATAGAAAAATAGTTAGGTATGTTAAGCATCTTTCTGATGGTGTATTTCAGGATATGGCCGGAGTATATGGCGATGGCACAAGTTATGACCATGCAAAACATTCATTGGAAGTTAAAGCGGACCCAACTATCGTTAGTTCTAATCAGACCGACGGTGATTTCGATCATTGGGATTACGATGAATTAACTGGATGGACGTTTTTTAGCATGGGTGGATTAGATAGCGAGTGCCAGACTGTTCATGATGATGGTGTACATACTCCATATAGCGGAACATATTCTTTACAGCTAGGCTCTGAAAGGCTAGGCAAAGAAGATGAAGTTATATCTATTGCGGCATCTAGCATAACAACTCTTACGGCTGAAGATAATGCAGTTGTAAGTGTATATGCAAAATACGAAGAAACCCAAACCGAAGGTAATATAGGTTTTATATTTGCAACTGCTCTTGGAGACGGTGCGCAGTTTTGGAATAATACAACGCACACTTGGGAAGTACCTGCTGAATTGGGCGCAGATTATATTGATACTCACGCAGTAACAGATACATGGACTAAATATACACATTCAGATTCAGCAAACTTTGAAGCTCCAACTGGTGGCAATTTCTTTATAGTCATAGTTGGAAGCACTATAAGCGAAAAGGTTTTAATAGACGAAGTTGAATGTCTTAAAGATGGTGTTGGTGATAACCAAGTTGTCAATGGAGGATTTGAAACTGTTGTAGAGGCTTCTGCATTTCCTACGTTTTACGATGACATATCCGACCTGAAAGGTGAAGAAGAATTGGATGCTAATATATATCGTGAAACATCAATAGTCCACTCTGGAAATAACGCAGTAAAAATAAACTATGAAAAAAGGATTCTATTATTTCAGTTAAAGGAGGGAACTCCCGGTGATTATGTTCAGCATACACATTATGCCAGAAAGGTTAATAACGAAGATATTTCTCAATCATGCTATGGTGTAATACAGCTAGACGAAGAAGGTGATTTTGGCGGTATGTATGATTGGAGTAAGTGCGAATTTGTCGCAAAGGCAGATATGGATAATCCCAACCTTTATCCATATATGTATCTTCGCCCAATGACAACTGGATATACTCAGTTCAAATCTCCTCCATTCCCAATACCAGAATCGGGTTCGTACATAGTATTATTTGGTGGATATACAGATGAAGAAGTATATGGAAACATTTATATAGATACCGCTAGAAATAATCTAGTAACCTTGGATTCTAATAGAACCATATATCAGATAACAAACGATACCGAGATAATGAACCTGTTGCCAGACGATGCGGTCTTTTCAATAGACGCAAAGGATAACGGCGAAGATTTCAATCTGTTTAAAATAGACGGAAGGGGTAAGTTTAAAACGGATTTCGATAGATTAGATTTTTCAGATGAGATTGTAAGGGTTGATGAGGCCACCGAGGAAACATCTCCAGTTCCGTTAAGCCAACTTAAAGAGCTTACTCCTCATTATCTTGGCCATGCTGATGTTGATTGGACAGTTGAAGGTGCAATCAAAATATGCGATATAGCCGATGATGAAAAACTCGTTATAACTGGCATTACAATAATAACTAATCTGGCCGATACTATTACCGAACAGCCTATATTTAGTTTAGGTAATAACGCCTTTGGCGATTACAATGGTATATACGATACAGTAACACTCCCGTCTGATATTAATAATCCAAAGGCATTTCTATACAACTGGACACCTTCTTATTCGCATACAAGATATATTCAAAATGGTGACCCAATATATATAAATGTAAAAACCGCCGCAGTAGCTACAGCTTTTACTGGTAGGGTAATCCTGCATGGGTTTAGCACAGATATAGCCTTTGGAGAGTAATGAGAGGGGCCATCCTTAACCCAGAGAGGGGTTAAGGGGGTCTTATGGAACCGATAGTTAGATGTGGCTTTGAAACGTACGGAAACAGAGAAGTTTATGTGTGTACGTCAGATGAGAAAGAATGGTTTGAAAACGTAGATATATATGACGCGGCATGGAGTTCGGCACTTTGTATAGCATCTTTATACACAGGAAACCCAGTAGGATGTTTAGGATATGCTAAATGGTTTATGGAATCTTTAAAGGATATTTTAAAGTAGCTCTGAGAGGGGGCTACGTCATAAACGGGGCTAATCTAAATACTTAGCCCTCTCCGCTCGTCGGGGGAGGACGCTCCCCCTTCGGGTGTTTTAGAGGAGAGGATATGTCTGAAGAAATAAGTGTGACGGCTATGGCGTTGGACATTAGAGAGATGAAAAGAATGTTAGAAACAACGCTTGAGAGGCTGGAGAAGTTTGAGTCTAAGTGCGAAAAAGAAACAGACAGGAACGAAGAAGATCATAGGACTTTTTATAAATACCTTTATATAGGCATGGGAATAACTATGGCTGTAAGCACTTTAATTGGAGTGGTTTTTAGAATACTACACGCGTGATTTATGGACCTAGAAAACATATTCACAGAGCCGAGAAACGAATGGGAACGTGAAGAGATGAAACATATAAAAAATCTTCACACTTATGTTTATAAAGATCCCAGCTCTGTAGATGCGTTTTGCAAGATGATATTCTTTTATCGTGAAGAGATAGCTAGAAGGAAATTGTTAGTGGAGGACGTGGGGGGAAAATGAGCACGATCAATCCTATAAGCGATGATATATTTGAAATAACTTCAAGCAAAGAAAA